CGAACGCTCCTACGCCAACGGCCTCACCTTCGAAGACGTCCTCGCCATGTTCTCCTTCAACGGGAACACCTACCAGGGCATCTCTTCCCCACTTCGAGCGCCAGGCAGCGCCGTCTCTGCCAACTTCTCCGGATATGTCCAAGGCGTCTACAACCAGTCCGGAGTCGTCGCAGCAGCTGTAACAGCGCGCGCGCTGCTCATGTCACAAATTCGCTTTCAATGGCGCTCACTGCTCCAAGGGGAAACCGGTCGCCTGTTCGGCAACACCGAACTTTCCGTCCTCGAGCGCCCAGGGGATCTGACCCGAGCGGAACTTCTTTACGCTGCCGAGCAGCACAACAGTCTCGCCGGCAACGCTTTCTTCTACCGCAATGGCGGCCAACTTCGGCTCCTCCGCCCCGACTGGGTCACTGTTGTTTACGGCTCCTATCAAAACGATGTGGACCCGACAGCACAGCTTGACGCTGAACTTGCCGGCTACTCCTACCAGCCCGGCGGCATTTCATCGCAAACCCCACCGGTATTCCTCGCCCCATCACAGGTTGCCCACTGGAAACCAGAGCCGGACCCGATGTACTGGTGGCGTGGACAGTCTTGGATTGGTTCGGTTCTCTCCGAAATCACCACCGACCGGCAAGCCACCGAATTCAAATCCAAGTTCTTCGCCAACGCTGCCACGCCTCAACTCATCGTCACCCTCGATCCGCACACCACCCAGCAGCAAGCCACCGACATTGCAGCTGTCATCAATCAACGCCACGAAGGTTCCGCCAACGCCTACAAAACTTTGGTTCTTGGTGGCGGCTCTGATGTGAAAGTGGCCGGTTCAAACCTGCAACAACTCGACCTCAAGAATACTCAGGGTGTCGACGAAACCCGAATCGCTCTTCGCGCGCGAGTCCCAGCCACCCTCCTCGGCATCTCCGAAGGCTTGGCAGGTTCGGCACTCAACGCCGGCAACTACTCGCAGACCCGCCGAATGTGGTCTGACGCCTGGTTCATGCCAACAGCCCAAAACCTTTGTGCATCCATGGAACGGATCTTGGCTTTGCCTGTCGGAACACCGGCCGAACTATCTTTCGATGCTTCTCAAATCATGTTCCTTCAGGAAGATCGCAAAGACGAAGCCGACATCCGAGCCACACAAGCCTCCTCAATGCGCCAACTCGTCGAAGCCGGCTTCGAACCGTCGACGGTAACCAAGTTCATCGCCACCGGAGACACCACAGTCCTCCAACACACTGGAGTGTTCAGTGTGCAGCTCCAAGCCCCAACAGAAGGTCAGCCCGATGCCATATGACGTTCTCCAAGGTGTCGAAGGCTGCTCCGGCTGGGCTGTCGTCAAAATTGAAGACGACGAAATTATGGGCTGCCACAGTTCAAAAGCCGAGGCAGAAGATCAACTGACGGCTTTAAATATTGCCGAATATGGTGAGAACTCTTATCACACCAAGAAACCTCGACGTCCGAAACGAACTGAAGAGCCAAGAGCAGCCGACTCGTACCCTCCGACAGACGGAATGGTCGAAGAAGCGCAACGTGGCCTCGACTGGCGAAGCGAATTCGGTAGAGGCGGAACCGCCATCGGCATCGCACGCGCCCGAGACATCGTCAACCGCAAAGAACTCCCCATCAACACCTGGCGAAGAGTCAAAGCGTATTTCGACCGCCACGAAGTCGACAAAAAAGCGGAAGGATTCAGCCCAGGAGAAGACGGATTCCCCAGCAACGGCCGAATCGCATGGGCGCTTTGGGGTGGAAACGCCGGATACAGCAGAGCCAAAGCCATCATGGAAGACTTCAACAACGACGAAAGGGCCGTCATGGCTGAAATCAGAGGCATCGACGGCATCTACCCCGTCACACCACTCCAAAATTATCTTTACGAGCTACTCGAGGAAACTGTCGACATCTTCGGACAGTTCGACCAAGGAATCGGCGCACAAGGCGCCCACTATGTCGGCCCTGAAGACAACCCGTTCGCCGCTGAAGGCATGGTCTGCTCAAACTGTGCATTCTATGAAGGACCGCGCGCGTGTGAGATAGTTTCAGGCGACATCGACCCCGCCGGAATCTGTAAATTCTGGGTCATCCCCGAATCTCTGCTCACAATCGAAGACCCGGCCGAACTTATCGTCGAGGAAGAACCCATGATGGAAATGGAATCAGCACGTTCCACAGAAACACGCTCCGATCTGTACCGAAACGTCCCCTTCGAGTTTCGAACAGCAGAAGACACAGGCGACGGCCTCACCCTCACCGGCTATGCAGCTGTCTTCAACCGTTCCACCATGATCGACAACTATGAAGGCCGATTCGAAGAACGAATCCGCCCAGGAGCGTTCAAACGCTCGATCAACGCCAAAATGCCGGTTCTACAATTCGAACACGGCCGCCATCCGCTCCTCGGCTCCATGCCACTCGGACAAATCACGAAACTCCGTGAAGACGAACACGGCCTCTATGTCGAAGCACGACTCGCCGACAACTGGCTCATCCAACCAGTTCGCGACGCCATCGCCTCCGGATCTATCGACGGAATGTCATTCCGCTTTCAGGTAGTTCGAGACAGCGTCGACGAGTCTGGCGATATGCCGGTTCGCACCCTCGAGGAAGTCAAGCTCTTGGAGCTTGGCCCTGTAGTCTTTCCCGCCTACGCTGAAACCAGTGTTGGCGTTCGCTCCGCTGATCTGTCACCATTGTTCTCACTGCCCCAAAATGATCGCCACGCGATCGCCAGGGCACTTGTTCTCGGCACCCAACCCGAACCCGCCAGCGATGGCACTTCGGAAAAGCCCGCCGATTCGACACCGGACTCGCCTACGCACTCCGGACTTACACCCACCCAACGCAGCTCACAGCTGCGCGAAATCGAAGGAGTCCTCTAATGGACGAAAAGAACCTTCGCGATGGCGTCGAGTACGTCAAGGCTGTCCTTCGCGAAATGCACACAAACGCTGAAGAGCGTTCATTTGACCCAGACGAGCAGGCTGAATGGGAAGCCGGCGCCGAGTTTGTACGCACCTCCGAGGCCGAATTGGTCGCCCTCGAAGAGCGCAAAGCTCGTATCGCCGAATTCGCACCAGTCGCAACCGAAACAGGAGATGGCGCAGTGTCGTCAATCAACATCAACACCCACACTTCACGCGACGCGTTTGACCATGGAACCCTTGCCGCCGATGGTGGTTCGGAACTCCGTGGCCGTGCGCTTGACGTGATCGAAAAGCACCTCCCGTCCTTCGTTTCTGACGAAGCGCGTGAGAATGCGACTCAAATGCTGGAGCGCCGTTCGAAGATTGACGCTGATGTTGTGGCCCGCCACATCGTCCGCACCTCTTCGCCCGAATACCTCCAGGCTTTCGAGGAGTACATCGAAAACCCACAGGCTGGAATGCCTCGCATTCTTGGCAAGGCTGAGGCACGCGCTGCAATGTCGCTTACAGCGGCAAATGGTGGCGTTCTCGTCCCTCAGTTCCTGGATCCGACCATCGTTCTCACGAACGCCGGTTCCGCGAATGCTGTTCGTCAGCTCGCCGACGTCACGTCGATCACGACTGACCAGTGGGATGGAGTCACCTCAGCAGGCGTTACCGCTGAGTGGCTTTCAGAAGGCAGCGAAGCGGCAGACGCTACGCCGACCTTCCAAGGCCCGACCATTTCGGTTCACAAGGCAGCAGCGTTCCTGTTCGGCTCATACGAGTTCCTCGCCGACTCTGGTTTCAACCAGGTCGCCGAACTCATCGCCGACGCCAAGGACCGCCTTGAAGAGAGCGCGTACATCAACGGCACCGGCTCCGGCCAGCCTTACGGCCTCATCACACGCCTTTCAGGCACCGGCCCAGTCGTCAACGGCACCTCAGGCGCTGCCGGTGCAGCGAACCTTGTGGCCGCTGACGCCTACGCCCTCGACAATGCACTTGGCGCACGTTTCCGTCGCAACGCTTCATTCCTTGCAGCGAAGTCGACGTACAACGAGCTTCGTAGCGTGACCGACTCCCGTACCAACTTCTGGTCTGACTTCGGTGGCGGCCTTCCGGCTCAGCTCATCGGATACAACACCTACCAGAACGAGGCAATGGACACGACCATTGTTTCCGGCTCCAACGATTTCGTCCTCGTCTTGGGCGACTTCGGAGTTGGCTACAAGATCGTCGACCGCATTGGCGTCGAGATCATGTACGAACCGATGGTCATGGGTGCCAACCAGCGCCCAACAGGTCAAGCCGGATTCTTCGCCTTCTGGCGTACCGGTGCAGACGTCATCACCTCCAACGCCTTCAAGGTGCTCAAGGTCTGATCGTCTGACAAGAAGTGAACCGGACCTCTCAGCGTCGGGGCTGAGGGGTCCGGTCCACGCCTCCCCGATATTTCCCCGACATACCCCGACACCCCCGACAAGGAGCCACAGTGGCAAAGCAAACAAAAGTCGCCATCGGAATCATCTATGGCAGCTTCGAACCCGACTTCGTATTCTCCCTCCTCGCCCTCAAGTCTTGGGATCAGCAAGTCTCCGGCTATTTAGACCATGCCGGCTGGATGATCGCCCAAGCCGGAACAAACCTCCCCCAACAGAGAAACTCAGTCGTCCGAACCTTCCTCGAGGGTGACGCCGAGTGGCTGCTGTTTATCGACACCGACCAGCGTTTCCGCTTCGACCTCGTCGACGTCATGCTCGAATCC